GTTAATATTAATTTAATTATTTTTTTTAGCTATTATCTAGGCTCAAATTCTGCTAAATCAAATCCATCTAAACTATCTTCGTTAGACTCAAACCTTTGAGGTGGAAGATTATTTTTTCTTTGATTAATTAAACTTGACTGTTCGGTATTTGCTTGAGAAATTCTATCTGATTTTGCTTTTTCTCTTTGTTTTTCTCTAGACTCTAAAGCACTTTCGCTAACATTTCTAAGTTCTTGATTATACGCAAACTCTTGTTTCATTAAGTTTGCTTTAAGCATAGCTTCATTGTTCATCTTCTCAATTTCAAATGCTATCTCTGCTTGTTTAATCTTCATTTTAGACTGAGTTTCCATTTCAATCTTTTGCATTTCAGCACCTGATTTCATTTGCTGTAACTGCTGTGCTTGTTGAGAAGCCATAGCCTGTTGTTGCATTTGAAACTTTTCATCTCTTTCCTGCTTCTTAATTCTTTTAACTTTAAGAAGTTGGTTAGCCATTTTTAAATTTCGAAGCTCTCTAATATCTATAGCATCCTCTAGATTTATATCTCCTTTAGATAAAGCCATATTTATATTTGCCTCTAGCTGTGCTCTTTCTTCTTCATCCGGAGCTACTTCAATAAAAATTCCAAAATCATAAATATATAAATCACTAATTTGACTTAGTATTGATACATTATATTTTCCGATTTGGTTTATAAACTCTTCTTTGAAATCTGAGTATTCAAGAATATCTGAAACTCTAAGAGCTAAAGCTTCTGCCATTGTTCTGTACATATACAGACTTGCATCTAGTATGTGTCTAGTTGCTGTATTAGAACTTAATGCTGCTAACTTCTGAACACCAACTAAAGCATCGGGGTTAGGAGTACTAGCATCTCTAGCCTCATTAAGACCTGTCACTTGCCTAATCATATTTAAATAATGATTATAATTAGTGATAAGCATTTGAGTCTTACTTGCTCCTGAGTTTGAGTTTAGTTCTTTAATAGGAACTTTACCTTGATTGTATTCTCCATCTCCCGTGTAGCTTCTACCAATAACACTACCTGTTTGGAAGTAAAGTCTTAATGCGTCTTCAGGATTGTATGCGTTACCTGTACCCAAGTCTACTTCATTCAATCCATCTGCATCAATATATACACCATCCGGTACTGTTCTAGATATAACTTGCTGAAGTTTCAGATGAGTCATCTGAATTAAATCTGCAAAAGGAATCATTCTTCTAACTAAAGACTCTACATTTCCTTTATACATTCTAGGTGCAACCGCAACATAGTTAGGCATTGCGTGTTGACTTGCCGATTTAGGTCTTACCATGTTCTCAGCCATTTCCCACTTAAGGATAATGTTTGTTCCCATAACCATAATACCTTCATACCAAACATCAATTGTTTTAGATACTTTTTCAAAATTGTTTTCTTCCATCATTTCTGTTGGAGGATTAAAAGTATCATCTTTCTCAATTACTTTAGAACCACCACCTTCTGTAACTTTCTTTTTGTAAACAAAAGTTTTGGTAGTTTTATAATTAAAGTACAAAAGAGTAACTGTGTCTCTAGAAAACAAACTATCTTGATAGTGTTCAGCAACATTAAAATAGTCATACCATGATTGGCTATACTTTGATATTTCTTCTAAATCAGAATTAGTTAAACTTTGGTCTATCTTCATTAACTCTGTAACTCCAACAGTTTTAATTTCACCCCAATAAAAACAATCTTTAAAATTTGGGTCTTCTGTGTAACTATACACTACGTTTGCAGGGTCTACATAAGAAACTTTAACTCCATCTCCTTGAAGGAACTCGTGCTTACCTATAGCAATACCTAATACACTTAAATCGTAGTCATATCTTTTTCTTAAATCTATATAGTGGTTATCATCTAGCAAAGTATTAATCGCCTCTTCCTCTGCTATTTCAATTGCAGGTTTGTAGTTTAGCTGCATATATAAAGATAACTCTTCATCATTAGCAGGAAGTTGGTCCGGTGCTACTGTAAAAGGGTCTACTCCAAACTTTTCTTGGATACTAAGCAACTCAGTTTTAGCAGCCATCTGACCTTCAATCATATCCTGATACTTACTTCGTTTAGCTTGAGACATTGCATCTTGTGCATAAGCCCCAACTTTAAACAATCTATCAGACATTCCATTTACAACAATATCTACAAACTTTGGAATAATAGGAACGGGTGTCCAATCTAAATTCATGTAGGATAAATCTCCATCAACAGCTAATTCATTTTTATACTTAGCCACTGATTGCTCTCCACGAGCATAAAGCCTAAGCCGATTAAATTCACCCCACTGATTGTAGAATCTACATTGACTACCATCTTTTTTAAACCATTCGTATTGAATAGCTTGACCCACCATTAATCCATATTGGTCAGTTGCTTTTTCTGAATCTGTAGCGAACTGATTTGGAAACCCTGCTGAATCAATATTTATTTTTATATCTTCCATTTATTTATAATAATTGACTTGTTCTTCCTGAGTTACTATATCTTGCAAAGTTAAGACTAATTTTTGACTCTTTTTTTTGAGGTGTGTATAAGTGTTTTTGATTAGCCATTATAGCTAATCCTGAACTTATAGTTGCATCAAATTTTGTTCTATTACTAATATCAAACTTTGCCCAATCTTCTAGAGTTCTAATAAAAGGCATTGTACCCATATCAGCTTCCAAGCTATCTGAGTTGCTTTCATCTATATTTAATCCTATGTGGTTTTCTATATACGACTCGATAGCGGCTGCGTGAGCCTGCTTTACATCTTCAGATGAGTTAGGTATCCCCCCTAGTTCTCTTTCTGTCTTAGATAGCTTGTTATAAGCTTTATCGGGTCTATTCATACTAAATCCCCTGTATCCTCTATTTTTAAAATGATAGAGTAGTCTTGGCTTGTTGTTCTCACAAAGTATTGGCATACCATAAAAAACACAAGCCATCAATACTTCTTCAAAAAATATTTCTGCGGTTTGAGGTCTAGCTACATATTCTAAAAAGAAAGCGTTACTAGGAGCATCATCCATATTAAACTTAGTCACACCGTGTAATGCTCCGTTAGAACCTCCCCCTCCAACTGTTCCTGATATATCGTAACTATCACAGCCGAAAGAACCTATGTGTTCGTTTCCGGGATATTTAATACCATTCTTTGTTATTGTTCTGTTCTGCAAATTTTTCTTTGGTCTCCAACCAATATTAAATCTACCGTGCTTGTCAGGTCTAAACATAACCTCAGTATCTTTGATTCCGTTCTTCCAATAAAACGAACCCCTAGTTACATGATGTTCTTGTATTAAAGTTTCGTTGTAATCTATCTGTTGATATATCTTAGTTAGATTAAATAAAGATTGTTTACTTTCATCTCTAAATGCGTGTGACTCTGTTCTAGGAAACTGACGATAAAATTCATTAAGAGCATCAGGGTCATCTTTTAAAGAATCAACTTCTGCTTCCCAATAATCTACAGCCCCTTGATTAATCATTTCTCCATCTACACCTAGTATATGTTTCTTGGGTTTATTTAAAACGGGCATTCCATATCTATCTATAAAGCCTTCCATGTTTTGCTCCATAGGGATGAAAAGTGAATATAACCCGCTTTTAGTTTGACCATTTGAGTTTCTTGTTCCCACATTGGAGTCTTCATATAACTTTTTAAAGTTACCTCCTCCTTTTTCTAAAGCATTTGATGTTGAACCCATCATGCACTTTCCAATAATTTTACTACCTAATCTTAAACAGGTTTTAGTAACTCGCCAATTGTTTAATATATTATTTGGTTTTACCCACTTACCACTTTCATCATGCACTAATAACAATAACTTTTCTCCATCATAAGAGTTGTCATCTGTATTCTTCCAATCAATAGTTGTATCCAACCCTGTCATTTCCTCAGAGTCAACCTCGTGCATATTTTTTTTAGTAATCTTAGAAGCAGGTATTCTAAATGCTAGTTCTGTTTTTGGTTTATCCATACCATCTTGAACAGGTTTAAAAAAGAAAGGTAATCTGTTACATATTGGAACTACCTTGTCTGTAAACATTTTTTTAGCATCCGACCCTGTCTTTGAAAGTATTCCGACCCTTGCATCTTTTGCTAATGTTCCTGTGTTAGCACACTCATTAGAGCCCATAAAAGAAAAACCGGAACGTCTAATCTTTAAGTAAGTCATTCCAAAACTTCTCTTGTCAGCCTTACACGCTTCCCAAAAAATCCAAAATATTCTATTGGCTTCCCTAAAGTCAGGGTATCCAACATCTATACTTGACCACTGAAGGTATATATAGTGAGAACCTGTAATGTAGGTTTTGACTCCGTTATTCATAAACCACACCCCATCTTCTCTTCTATCAAATTCATTCTCAATATAATCCACCCACCTGTCTTTAAAAGCAGTAGGCATTTCATTCCATTGAAATATGGATTTTATTTTTGAAAGCTGTTTTGGAATCTCATGTCTTTCCCAATACTGATGTTGTTTATCTTTGTGTCTTTGAAGACACTCTTTGGGAGTAAGAGGTAAACCTATTTTTAAACCGGAAATCTCTATAACATCTCCAAGCTTTCCTGTTTTAGATATAATAACTAAATCATACTTTTCATTATAGCCATACACCCAACTACTATTCCTGTTCTTGTTAGTAATAACATTCTTAGGAACATAATTAGGTACTACCCTGTATAATTTATTTTGACCTACGTTCTGCAAATCCTTGGTTTGTATGTTTTATATTGCCTCCTTTTTCTAATAACTCTAAAGCTTCTTTCTCACTTTCTATTCTATTAAGTATTTCAAATGCATCAAATATAGCAAGCTTCTTAGTTGCTGCTGCATTCTTTAATCTATCAGCAGCCAACTCATCGTCAGTGTCAAGCTTAATGATATCTTCTTTTGCAACTTTAATTAGTTGCTTTACAGCACGCATACCTGCTTCTATAATTTGTTTCTTTAATTCGTTTGATGTCATAATACAGCAACTATATTATTAGTAAACATTCTAAATAACTTCTCACCATCTACCGTAAACTCATACTCGCTTTCAGGCTGAAATATAATTTCACACCCTGTATTAATCCCAATACTTTCAAGTTGACTATTGGAATATTTTATCACCCCATGAAGAGGCTCTTCTTTTATTCCTTTATAAAGATAGGAATCTTTAACGCTAGTAGGTTCAACAAAACAATACTTTCCTACAGAGTTCCAACCATCTTTATTTTTATACATATAAAATTGTTGGTCATCTATAAAAAATAAATCATCCTTAAAAAAACTTTTACCACTTTTTCTTCTACCACGCATATCATTGTAAAACTTAAATACGTTGTGGTGAACTAAAAGTATATCTCCTTTTTCAATAGGACCATTATAGCCTATAGGTGTTTCAACAACCTCTGCTTCTCTATTAGATGCTTTGTGGTTTTCTTCTGAAGTATTAATTATTATTTCTAATCCGGCAATGTCTTTTGTATTGTTATACCTTTTACCATTGACTGCACGAACTATAAAATCCGTTGGTGATTTCATTAAATAAAATTTATATTATATTCGATTGACACAGGAACTGTGCTGCTAAAAGACTTCCAAAGAAAAACTTCTTCGTCTTCATTCTCTATGTATATTAGAAAATTATTATTATTTGAATCTTGTGTTATTCGGTGAATTGTATAGTTACCACCTAATACTACTTGATTAATTAAATAATGCATCGCTCCTGATTTATAATCAGGACCTACTGAAATTTTTCTAATATCCATTATATTTTATTTTTTTGGAATCGTAACGTCTCCTGTCTTTATATCTATAACAGCATCCACTCCGTATTTCTCAATTAAGTCTGACTCTACTTTACTTAGTGAAGATTTATGCTCGTCTAACTTTTGAAGTAATCCGTACTTTATAATCTCTATATCAGCTATTTCGTTTTTTAATTTTAAAAACTTAGTGTTAATAGCTCTGATGTTTTCTAATTCTTCTTTACCTAATTTCATTTTGATTGTTATTTGATTACCACATTGAACTTATGTTCTCGTACTCTTTTCTAGCATTAAAGCTAGGACAGTCTTTATTTGAAAAATCTCTATGACCGTATATTTCTATTGATGGATATCTTATTTTATAAAACTCCAACATATCTACTAAAGCAGATTTTTGTTCATCTGTTCTAGTGTCTCCATCTTTCCCACCTACATAGGCTATTCCTATAGAATTTTTGTTATGACCTTTGCAATGTGCTCCTACTTTTTCAATAGGTCTTCCTTCGTGAACGCTTCCATCTAGTGAAATTACTATATGGTATCCAATATCTGACCAACCTCTTTCTTTAACGTGCCATCTTCTTATCTCATCTACTGAGACATCTCTCCCTTCAGGAGTATCAGTGCAATGAACTATTATTTTATCTATTTCCCTAATGGCTATTTGTCTTTATTTAACAAGTACCATTTTTGAATTGTATACCCAATGGTTACTGCTAATAATAATATTTTTAATATTACATCAATATTTGTAAGAGACATAGCAAAACCCGCTA